GTAGCGTTTGCTAATGGTGACAGTCCGTTGATCATGCGACAAAACCAATGGTGAAAGAACCAGCGACGGTTTCAAGCATTCGTTTGAACTCTTGGCCATATTGAGTGGCCTCCAGCCCTTTGCCATAAACCTTGCCATCTGTGGCGCCAATTTGAACGCCCATTTGTGCAAGCTGAATGGCAATAACGTGAGCTGCTAAATGCTTTACTGCGCGATCTGTTTGATCTCCAAACACATCTTCAGAAGCATCAGCAGTGGCCTCAGTAATGGCTCCATTTACAATCCCCGATGGATGGGGCGTAAATTCAGGAAAACGATCAAGGAAACTGGAATAGGTGACAGTCATGATTATGCCCTGCCAATTTTGATAGCTTCCTGACGTTTGGCGATGGCATTACGAACCCTGACGCGCCCTTCAATCTTCTTCCATTCAGCAAGTTGCTCAATGTCATGAATGATTTCAATGGTGCGAATGGCTTCAATGAGAGGCATGTTGGAAAGAGTTTGCACATCATGCGGAATTTCTTCTACAGTCAGTTGCTCCTTCACTTCTTCAATGGCACCAATTGTCATGAGACGCTTGATGGACACGTTTTCACGCGCCTTTGCCCATTGTTGCTCTGGAATTTCCTGGTTGAGGCCAGGAGCAAGTTGAATCATGCCTGATTCAGTGATAATGCCAAATCCGCCTTCACGAGGTGGATTTTCAAGTTCGGGACGATAAGCAATCAACATTTGAATGTTCTTAAGAACTGATGATTAGCTTAACGCCCCTTCCTTGTCTAGGCTCAAGAAGAAGCTTGAACGTAGATCATGCTCTTGGGATAGTACAGAGCCACACCACCCACGCGAGCGTGAGCAGGGACGATGAACTCAAGACCACGTTGTTGAGCAGGGAAAAGCTCAAGAGGCTGAGGGATGTGCAGTTGCACTTTCTCGGGATCGCGCTTGTAGATCACCATACGGTTGGTGTTGAGCTTGCCACCGTTCTTACCTTTGGTAAGTTGGTTGATAGGCTCAATGTTGGTGATATAAGGGTTGGTGCGGAGGAAATACTCAAGCACCGTCACGTCCGAAGAATCGGAGTTGCGCTGTGTGGAGATCTTGCTGTAATCCTCATAAGGCATGAGGATCGTGTCAGGCTGCTCCTTCATTTGCGAGTTGTTGATCACGGCGCTAACGCCATAATTCAACAGATCAAGCATTTCTTGGGCAGTGACAGAAGCAGTGGTGAACCACTTGTCAGCAGCAACAATGTCAACAGTGGCATTGTTGAAGAAGCCAGTGAGGGAAACTGAAGCTTCGCCAAACATGGCAACGCTTTCCACTTTCTCTTCGTAAGCACGACGCACGGCCATGGCGCGACGTTGCTCAAGAGCAACATTAGCCATTTGTGCGGCACGCAGTTCCTGCACGGAATAACCGAAGGAACCACCGAAGGAGCGGATGTTGATGCTCTTCTCGACTTGGCTAACGTCAGCACGGGGCAGATCGTCGGCGCTATCGGCCAGGAGGCGGAATTCACCAGTCGAATCCATGATCCGATAGGTGAAGGTTTGTGCGCCAGGACCAGCTTCGCTGGTTACAGGCAACAGGGTGGGGTATTTGATGTCTGCATAGACAGTTTCAAATACCTGGGGGCGGATGTACTCAAGCTGACGCTGGAGAAACAGACCCGCATCATCCATGCGAAAATCGTTCATTGGTAAGTCTCCTATCAATCGCCAGTGAGGTTGAAGGACGGACCGTTCAGCTCAAGAATTGCCAGCCCAGAGGCGACAGTGTTGAGGTAACGGGCGTTGGACAGTACAGCAGTTTTGCCACTAAGAGCAGCAGACCGGAACTGACCAGCGTATTGCACGCCAGTTGCAGTGTGAATCACACGAACAACAGTGGTGGGGTTGACGGAACCGTGAACATACACGGCAACGGCACCTTGGTTGATGACATTAGCCACTTGAGCGGCTTTAACACCAGGACGGCTGTTTGCGTCGCGGTTGGTTTCGTCCACGTAGGTGAGGATGTTCACACCAATGAAGGTGTCGCCGCTAGCTGCAAGAGTTTTTACGGAGTTGGCAACGGTGCCACCAGCGTTATAGGCAGCGCCATTACCAAAGGCAAGGACGGCGCCAGTTTCATTGACATAGGTGCCAATAGTGTTATTGCGGGCGTCGGAGAGTTGGCCTTCCAGCAGAGCGGTGTGAGTCAGAGCGTAGCTCTGTTGCACGCCACCAGCGGAAGCAGTCCCCGAGGCAGAGAAAGTTACGGCCATGGATCAGCGCTCCTTAGAGACGGAGAGAGGGGATTTCCAAGCGTTCTGCAACTTATCCATATAGGCATCAGGAGCAGAAAGAGGAGAGGCGATGGAAGCAACAGCTTTACGCAGCTCATCGGTTTTGGCAGAATCAGCACGAGTGCCAGCTTCAGCCAGGGTATCGAACATGGCAGTCACATAATCATCGGAACGATCCGACAGATCACATTCATCACCACGGACGGTTTTGATGGAAGCTTCCATGATTTCACGGGCAGATTTGCCAGCAAAATCAAAGGCGGAATCAAGCGACGTGCGAGCTTTGTCAATCAGCGCAATGCGCTCCTCGACAAGACTATCAACGTTCACTTCCTGAGCAGCGGAAAGGTCCGTTTTAAGGGCTTCAACTTCCTCAGCAAGTGCATCAGCACGACCCTCAGCGGAATCGCACTTACCACTCATTGCTTTCTTCATGGCGTCCATTTCTTCCTTCATTTGGGAAGCTTCGGACATCATGCCATCGTATTTTTTCTTCATGTCCTCAAAGGACATTTTGGCGTCTTCACGTTCTTTAGTGATTGCCAGAGCTACGCTCTCGGTCACCTCGAACTCGGCGCCATCAAACACGACCTTAGCAGTCATAGATGGTTCCTCAGTATTCATTAGAGATGGATCAGCGGCATCTAGACGATCTAGATGAAGCTTCACTTGCGGGCCAGCACGGCCCCTACGCACTACAGCGATGTGATTACCACTGATGCCTGTTTGGACACCATCGTAATTTTCACCGCCTTCAGTAATGCCAGGCGTGGGATCATAGGAAACCCTATAGCCAGCACTGACTTCTTTTGCATCACCACGCATGATTTGCTCAATTGCCGTTGCATCAGTGATGGTCATAACTGCACGAACAAAGCCGTCGTCATAAACCACTTCAGTGCCACTAAAGCCAATTTGATAGTCTTTAGTGTTGGCGCTATCAAGCAATACGGGAGGATGCTCAAGAGTGATTGCTTTGCCCGCAAACGAGGCCAAGCTTTCTGGAGACGCCACTTCATTCACGGGGCGATATTCACGCCGAATTGAACCGTCCGAATTGGTGTAATTTTGTACACCAGTCCGAGCAATAGTAGACCAACACCTCAGGTAACCCTCAGGCGTGGTTTCGTATTTTTCAATTGGCGCTACATCGTAGCGAAAGCATGTGGTGCTCATGCATTAAGAATAGCAAACAATTTGTGTTAGATTGCGGTTCTTGAGCCAGAGATAGATCACGTGACTAGAATGATGATCAGCAGTGTCAATGCGCTGAACATGCCGCACTACGAACGCCGTGCGTTGGTAGCCTCACGCTTAAAAGACACGCGATTGAACAGTGGCCTCAGTCAACGAGACGTGGCAGCAGTTTTACACATTGGTCAGTCCACTTACTGCCGCATTGAAAATGGCGAAACAGAGCCAAGTGCAGTGCAACTGGCCACATTAAGCGGCCTCTATGGATTGTCTGTGCTGTGGCTACTAGGCATGCCAAGCTTCATTGTCAATGCCGTAAAGAATTAATCTTCGTCGTCTTCTTCTTGAGTGGAGCGAATGGCGTCTTCAATTCCTTCCATAATGTATGCCTTTGCCATTGCTTCCACTTCAAAAGTGAGAAACTTGGTTTTTTCAAAATAGGGAACAGGCTTGTCGTAGTGACTCTCGCAGTAAATATGCGTTTCGTCTAGCCGTCCATTTTTGAAGCATTGCTTCTCCACCAAATGCCACTCGCTGGTATCGCGATGTTCATTGGAAGAGAGAATGGCCAGTGCTTTCATCACGCCAATGCCATCCTCTTCAGCTTCAATTACACGGACGTATTCGCTCACTGTTTTGATTTGCGATTTTCCACCATCTTAATCACATGATTTGCCCAAGTTCTACCCGCGTCGCCTCCCCATAATTGCCATGCAATATATCCAGCATCATTTTCGCCACCACTTTTATTCTTTTCATGACGAGAAAAGAATGCAGCCATGCGCTTGATTGTCTCGTAACTAACTGATTCCCCATTGCCCAGGCTTGCAGCCCGTGCAACACCGCTGCCAATGCCCTGTTTACCGGCCTCCTGGGTGGTCAAACCGCCCTTGTGATACTTCTTACGCAATTCAAGGCCGCGACGCGCTGCGGACCGCACAGACGATGGAGGGGAGAAGGATTCGGCATCTCCCCTCACCCCTTTGGGGACATTCCCTCTTCTTTCCAGCCGTCAAGCATTGTATTGACATAGCCGTCCCAATACTCATCGCTCTTGCCTTGCATTGACATGCCAGCTTGAGAGAGGGCAATGGCAATCGCCTGCTTCCTATTGGTAATTGGCTTCTTGTCGCTGCCTTTCAGCATGCCGGTTTTGAATTCGTGCATCACCTTGGCAATCTTTGCTTGCTTTGCCTTTTTAGTTTTAGGCATTGCTGCATCATCACGATCTTCAGTTTCCATTTCCATTTCCGTTGTAACAGGGCCGCCAGGTTCCCAGTCTACGCAAGTTCGATGGGCAGTGCAAGTGATGTTATAAAGACTGCACCAGCCTCCAGAATCATTTGTATCCACCCATCCAGGACCAACCATGTCAGGTGTAATATTGTCATGTTGCGCCATGCACTCCTTAATTTTGTCAGTAAAGATGTAATGCCCACAGTTGCTGCACAAGCGTGACCGTGCCTCGGCATCTCCTACTTCCCATCGCTTTGCCTTATCCGCCCAGAATTCATTGCTGGGATCGTTGGGATTGGGAGGGCCAAGCCGTGCCACTTGAATGGTATAAAGATGGTTCTCAAGGTTTACCTTGCCGTCAATAGTCGCGCTAGGGCATTCCATAGTTACAGAGCAATGACTATTGTTTTGTCACTGCAAATACCAAATCATCATAACGCCCTTTGATCCCACGCAAGTCAATGGTTTCAAAGGCATATTTCCTTGGCACATGCTGCTCTAGCGTGGCAAACCAATCGGTGCTCTGCACATCTTCGATCACTGCCATACCACCCTTAGCAAGCAATGGGAGGTATAACGAGAGAAACTTACACTGGCTTTCCAGCGTATGAGGGCCATCGTCAATAATAAAATCAATGCCTTCCCTGGCCAGTTTCTTCACTTTTGTAGCAGCCTCTTGGGTGTAGGCATCCTCAAACAAGAGCGTAGAACGCCTTGAGTCAAGATTTTCGTAAACCTTGGCATGAACAGCGTCAACATTATCCAAGTAAATAAAGTTTGCCTTTGGCAAATAGTCCTGCCATAGCAACATTGAACCTCCATATTGAATACCCACTTCTGCAACAAGTGCAGGCTTGTCAATCAATGGAGAAAGAAATTGCTCATACATTTCAATGTACGAATGGAAGGTATCCTTGTCCGTGCCGCCATCCTTCTCGTGGCCATTGATGTCGTAATGAGCAATAATTTCGCGGAGATTCATGGCTTGAAATAGGAAGAACAGTAGCTACTAGATGGGCAGGCTTGATTGTAATGGTCCAAATCGGTTTCGTGCATATTGGCAACTCTGCCCTCTACGGAACCAATCCAGAATTCCTGACTCATGCGATCATGATCATTCAAGAAACTTGGATCAAGCTTTTGCAAATAGGAGGCATTAGCCCACCAATAATTGCCAGATGAATGTGCCACTGGGAATGTTCGCCAGTTTACTCCTACCACATCATGATTGTCAAGCAAGGCAACGGCCTCTCTCCATTGCACAATGATGAAATGTTGCATCATCATGCGCCAGTCATCTTGGTTTTTAGTGGGATGCGAAATGCCCTTGCTATGGAAATAAAGGATGCGTGAATCAGGAAATTCTTCAGCGTATTCCCTTGCCAAAAGCAATGATGGTTTCTCACTAAATCCATCCGTTCTGTAAACAATTTGACCAGGCAAAATGGGCAATGGGGAAGTGCCATTTACTGAAATAATTAAACGAGCCTTGTCCAATAAGCCGCTCATAAAGAGCAGCCCCATTTGCTCGCTAAACAACTGTTCCCAGCCTGGAGCCTGAAACAAATGGTAGAAAATAATTAATGGTTTATTTGTCATTTGCAATGGGGAGTAGTGTCATAATGCGACCATCAAATTCCTTCTCCAAGGATGCCTTAATGTGATCAGCAAAGTTGTGAGCAAGAATGATTACTGTGTCATAATCTTTCAAGGCACTACGATCAACCACTTGAAAGCCAGTACCTGGAACATACAGTCCTTGTTTTTCAATAGTGTCGTCCACCACTACAGTTTTGCCCATCGTATTAATATTTAGACCGAGAGCATTCAGGAACACACAGCCTTTAGCGGCAGCACCAAAGAAACAAATTTTGCCAAGCTCTCCAGTGGAAAGAACACTGTCAAAATAGGCGCGTAATTTAGTAATGGTTTCATCAAAATTGCATAGATCAACGGCCTTCCGTTCTTTTTCTTTAATTGCAGATAAGTTCAGTGCTGGCGGACCCATTTCTTTATTTGTCATCCATAGTCGCATGGTTCCACCATGAATAGTTTGCGGCAAATATGCAATAATTCTTAGGCCATATTGATTAAACAATTCCTCCAAGGGTGCCATGAGCCAGTAATAATAATGCTCATGATAAAATTGATCAAACTGACCAGTGGTAATGGTGTCAAGAGTGTAAGGAAATTCCAGCACCCACACTCCATCAAGAAATTTAACAATGCCTCGCATAAAGGCATGAATGTCTTTGGTGTGTTGAAATACATTAGTGGAAACAATTAAGTTTGCTTTTGGCAGATCCATATGCTCATTGAATTGTCCACATATAAATTCATTACCGGCTTCTTCATTTACCTCTTTAAAATTATGCCCCATGTCTACATTAATAAAGCGCTCGGGCTTAGTTCCACTCCAGAAATCGTGACCAATTGCTGTTTGACGAAAAGTATTTAACAAGGTTCCATCATTGCCGCCAATGTCAATAACAGTGGACAAATTAAGATGCGAAAGACTTTTATACATTGCCTCACAATGATCAATATATGGCTGGCTTACTCCGCTCCTATAGAGGTAGTGTTTGTACAAAATCTCTGGATCCACTGCATGGTCCAAATGAATGGTTAGATCTTCCTCGGCAATGGCCCTCAAGGGAAACTGTTCCGCCTCCATTGCCTCCTGTTCGCTGTTGCACAGATTATTTACCAGCGGCTGAGTGCCAAGATCCAGAATAGTTTTGATCATCGTCAGTCAATAAAGCCCAGTAGGGCACAACTCATTGGCATGTTACCAAAGAATTTCTTGTTGTACAAAGCAATGGGGCGCGACCCATTGGCATGTTACCAAAGAATTTCTCTTTGTACAAAACAATGCCCGATAAAAACCGTTCGCTGAGGAATGCCATTGCACGCTTGTCATAGCCCTCTAGTGTCATAATTTGTTCCTTGTACTCATCCCACACGGGCCATAGACAGTCAAACAAAACGTTCATCATGCACTCGTATGATGCCCTTGGTCCGAATAGCATTGGCCCTCCCTGGAAGCGATGTTGCTGCCAGATGGAGGCCATTTCGGCAGCCGTAAATGGCAGCTTTCCTTTCACTGCTATGTCCATTGTCATTTCGACGCCAGGGAATGAATGCCCTCCTCGAAACTGCTGCGCCAATGAGCAGCCAAAATTGCACGGCTCTGAAGTGTATAGCACTGAACTATCTGCTGCCGCAATGGCTTCTTCGTCCCAGTAACGCCTGTACTGACAATTGCCGATCAATGGGGAAGAATCATTTTTGAGCAGCCAATACACGGCAGTCAATTCTCCCCACCATGGATTTAATGCTGAAATATTGTCGCCCGAATTGTCCAGCAATTTGCCCTCCTCTAGGCAAGCTGATTTCTCTGCTTCCGTCAAATCACACGCATTGGCCACGATGATTTGTAAATTGGTGCTGGATGAGAAGCGAGGCAATGTGTCTTTCATGCACACTGCAAACATTGACAGCTCAGACGGTTGCATAAACTTTCCTGGCCGCCCATAGTTCGTTGTAATTATTGGTGCCTTTTGCCCCTAGTTGCGTGAGATCACCGCCTCCAGAAGGCTTGCTCCATGCCATGATTGTGCCATCGGGCAGCACGAAGGCACGATTTTTCTGCTCATGCGTGGGAGTCAATTCCAAGTAGTCACCAAACACATCATTTGCATTGCCTCCATTTGCCGCCAATGCAGCGCCTAAGAGAGTTGGACCAGTGGGACACAATGGTGTGATGCCATAATATTGCTCCTCGCAATTGTTAATAATCATATCAATTGCAGTTTGCAAAGCAATATTACCAGGCTTGGAATAAAGCACCGTGGTGGCACAAGCCCAACTGGTGTAGGAAAACCGTTGGATGTCGCGAAAGGCAAGAAATTCAATGCGTTCGCCCACGCTCACTGGATTCACCACTCTGATGGCAATATCAAAATACCAGCCACCAAGAGTGTTCAAGAGGCAGAATCGTCCGAGGTCGGCTTTATACGAATAGGGAACAAGTGAATCGTAAGCCCAAACCACAGCAGAGTCGTAATTGTCAACAATAAATTGACGAAGAGTTTCATTGGTGTAGATGGTGTGATTAGCCTCGGGGAATGCTGCCTTGATACTGCCAGTCGCCATCTCTAGAAATGGTGACAGTTGTGCGTCCTTGTCGTCGCTTAAAAAGATTTGTGAAATTTCCATGATCAATCAATCCTCGTGGGAGTACCAAAACCTTTGAATTCTTTCTCTGGTGGTATGGTAAGCAGTCTTTTCACAATTGCTTCCATCTTGCTTGTGACAGCAGGCCAAGTCAACTCCGTGTCATGCACGCGCTCGTAGCACCGCTGCCCCATTGAAGCAAGCAATTTACGATCTTCATAGTATTCAGTGAGAAGCTTGGCCATCTTGCTCGGTGATGGCTGTCCCCGGTCTAGCCCATAGTTCCTATCAACCTCCCAGCCTTCAATGGGAATGCGAGGCACGTCATGGAAAATTTCCCGCAGGCTCGTATGGTCTGGCACCAATTGTGCCACGCCAGTGGCAGCATGCTCAGTATTGACCAAGCCCCATCCCTCGCCAATACAAGTGTTCACGCCAATATCTACAGCGTTATACACTTGATTAAGCTGCTCAATGGGGAGGCAGTTCTCAGTGGAAAATGCTGGATTGGTAAGGATGAGTTTACCAGCACTGTCGTAGCCCATGTCACGAGCCACGCGTTTGAACAATGGCACCAAATCCCAGCCCATATCTTTCTGCCCCATGTGCAGCCATAGGCGAGCATCTGGCTTATCAATAGCAAATTGGATGAAACCTTTGATGGTCAAGTCAATCCGCTTACGCGGCTGATTCCTATTGCCATTGAAGACGATGAAAGTATCTTCTGGTACGCCCAATGCCTGCCTGCATTCTTTCTGGTCCAATGGGAAGAACTTTGAGAAGTCAGTGCCATGGCCAACCACATCGATATGCTTTTCGTAGCCAGCTTTTTGCAGTTCCTGCTTGCCAAATTGTGTGTAAGTGGCTAGACCGTCCCATTCCTGGGCAGGCGGCATTGTCTCTGGGTAGATGCCGTAGGAGTCAATGGGCGTGTAGCAAAAGAATTTAAATGCGCTCTTCTCTTTCAATTCTTTAATGTGATCCCAGAGATTAATGCCAATCCAGAAATCATTAGTCACCCATACTAAGTCAGGGTTGATGCGTTGCACCAATTCTGCAATGCGATGGGAACCAAATGGATCAGAACCATAAGCCATGGCCGGATACATTTGACACACCTGCTGCATTGGATTGGGATCGCCGCACCAATTTACAGCTAGAGCATGCACTTCATGCTCCTTGGCCAGTGCAGGGATCAAATATTCAGCAACGCGGCCAAAGCCAGTTTGACAGCCCGTATCGCCGCAGTAAAGTATTCGTGCCACAGGAAAATCGGAATTAGTCCGATGATAGTGGCAATTCTTTAAACAGGCACGTCCGGTGCTTGCTGCCGAAGATATTCAATGGAACATTTGCATCGTGCACGACACTCGCATCGCTGCCCCGGCATGGGAAGACTGCCAATGGGCACTATTCCACGTTGTGCGTAGCCAATGCAATCCTCACAGTGGACAGCTTGACCATCCAGGATTCGTCGCATGAGGGAATATCCTTGCTGCTCCTGACGAACCGTAGTTCCTTCCCAGTAAGAACTACGAACGCTTTCAGCATATAGGCCAATACGATTAAGAGCGTGGGCGCTAGACACAGCCCCATTAAGCATATCCCGAACAAAACGTTCAAGATAACGGTATTCTTGACGAAGTTTTTGACCAACGCGGCCATAGTCCGAAGCCGACATTGCATCACGTCCACCTTGACCCAATACCGAAGCTTGAATATGTGCCATCTTGATAGCTTCACGGACGCTACCTTGCCATTGATCAACGGTGATGGAACCATCAGAAAGTCGCTTTGTGTAGTCTTTAAGCATCGTGGATAAATTATTAACCCGCCCATCGATGAGAGCTTCAATGGCTTTTTGACTGAGAAAACGACCATTCTCTCCTCGATAACGTCCACCAACGGGGT